CATTGGAACGACCCGCTTCCTGCGACCCGGAAGACCTTAAGAGCAGGCTTAATTGTACTATACAAGCCGTTCTTGAACCTAATAAGGTTCGCGTCATCTCCAAGGGAGAGTCGCTTCCTTATTACCGGATGCGGGGATTACAGCGTGCACTCCATGGTGCTCTTCGCGATATTCCCTGCTTCCGTCTCATAGGTCGTCCGTTCACAGAGTCTGATCTTCTTGATCTTCAGAAGAAGTCTAAGCCTGATTGGGCTTGGAAGTCAATTGACTACTCTGCTGCTACGGATGGTCTTTCCTGGAAGTACTCAGGTCGTATTTTTGATGAGGTCATTTGTGACCTACCTGAGGAGAGACAGCGCCAAGCACGTTGCGTGCTGGGGCCCCATAATCTCTATTACCCCACTGAAACTGACCCGCAAGGGGAGTATCGTGGTACGATGGAGAATGGTCAATTGATGGGGTCTGTTCTGTCATTTCCGATTCTTTGCTTAGCCAATTTAGGCGTCGGTCTCCGTGTAATGAGAGATGAGATGGAGAATTGGTCAATCACTGATATCCTTAGCCACTTTTTGATTAATGGCGATGACATGCTTTACTGCGGTCCCTTTGAACTGTGGGATGAGCATGTCCGGATAGGTAAGGCGGTCGGTTTAGAGATGAGTGTGGGCAAGGCCTACCAGCATCATACCTACTGTAATATTAATTCCGTCAGCTGTCACGCAGACTTGAGAAAGCTGCCTGAAGCTGAGCCCTGGGATTATCGTCAAGAATGGGAGTTCCTTCTGAGGAAACGTCATTCTTTGGGCGTATCTGTACGCTCTGACGAATTGCCTGTCAGCCAGAAATGCCTTAATGTGGTTTCTCGCCAGATACTTTGTTCTAGTTCTGACGAGTACCTCCCTCCTGACCAGGAGTGGGACACGTATTGGAGTGATGAGAACATCTCTGAGTTTTCAGACAAAGATGTAAACCCACTCCGGGGCCTCGGCTTCGGATTCGTTGTTCCTAGGAGGATTGACTTCTTGAACGTTGGTCTCCTTTTTGGCCAACATAAGGTTCAGAGTAAGAATAGGATAGGTGAGCTCGCGAAGAGTCATCATGAGACGGAAGGAGTTGCAGCTTGTTACAACGAGGTGTTGAATGGCTGCTTCCGCAATCATCGTGGGATATCTTCCCTATATTTGAGTATTCACAAGGATGAGCTTATGAAAGCGTCCTTTGGTTATATGAATATTCTCGATGATGATGGCAGACGCCGTAAACGCATACCTTTTATGCGTAATTATTTCCTCCCCACGAGTGTGGGTGGTCTTGGAATGGCGTTGCCCACCGGTTC